GTTTAGCTTTCTTGGCTTTCTCAGCTTTCTCTGCGGCTTCACGGCTTTCCTTCATCTTCCTCTGGTAGTCTAACCAATCTGTCCATAACCCGGCTCGCCCTTGCCAGATCATCATTTGCTTCAGAGCCTCCTCATATTCTTTGAGTTGCTCTGTAGCCATGAACGCTTCAAGGTCAGACTTATATCCGTGTTCATGTGCTTTCTTTTGTATCTCAGCTTTTAAGCCAAAGTAGTCTGCTAGTGCTTGTCCTGCTTCATACAGTTCTTTACCGTTGGCGATGGTTTCTTTAATAACGCCAAAGGCCGCATTAGCGGCGGCTAGTTCAGCTATCATCGGGGCTATCCTTGCCCAATAACCTCTGTACTGTTTGCGTCTCGTAGATCCTTATTGCTGTCCATACTAATGTAAACAACGCCGCCATAGGTGGCAACAGTTCACCAATTGTTCCTACTACAGTGACTACACTTAAACCGTCTACTAAAGTTTTAGTGCTTTCTGTTGCCATTGTCATCCCCGTTCCTTAGCTGTCTGCTTCTTGTATGGTTAGCTCACCCGCCTCAACCTGACGCATGATTTCTGCGTAGTGGCGGTTTGCAGGGTCTAGTGGGACTGACATGGTGATGCCGTCAATTACTGCGGTGATGCTGTCATGTGATCCGTTGTTATATGGATCAACATAATGCGCTGAAGTAATGTTCATCTGTTCCATTTATAACTCCGCATCTGCCGTGTAATGAAAAGACAGTGATCCGGGGGTTCCACCTTTGGCAACTCTAAAATACTTAGTACTTTGATCAGCCACGGTGGCTCCTTGAGCATTTGCTGAACTAATATCAATTCCTGTATTTCCTGTGTTAGGACTGTACATAACAGTGGTTGGATTCGCTCTCATTGATGTTACCAGTGATACTGTCGTAGAAAGCGTAGTGCCACTTGCAGTCATTGACTGCCTTCCACTATAGGTTACGGTTCCCGGTACAACATCGTCAGAATAAGACTTTTGATAATACCTCTGACACAACGCAAGCTCCTCTCCGTATGAGCGATGCTCGAAAGGTGTCGCAAAAGAGCCGACTTCTAGTTGGACTCCGGTGATTTGGAAGTAATCCGATATTGCTCCACCTACACCTAGGTTAGACGCATTAGAATCCGTAGCAGAATAAGTTGCCCATGTTGTCTGGTTAGAGCCACTTGAGAAGTTAGTTCCAGAGTTTAACCACCAGATTAAAGAAACAGCAGGGCCGTTATCATTGTCAATGTTTCCTGCAACGTCAGCAGGGATGCTAATTGTTTTGTATTCCCAAGTATCGGCAGAGCTAATCGTGTAAGACGGGCTGATGTTTTTACTTGAATTATCGTTCTGTAAAAGCTGAACCGTAGCTGAACCAGTCTTGTTAGACTTAACCCAAAAAGATAGCGTTAAATCCTTGGCCGATGCTGTGCCATAAGCCAGTCCTTGCAACTCATTGCCTTCAAACATATATCGGATGTAAGCAACATCACCTGCGGCGGGCGAGGCATCTTCGGCAGTACAGGTCAACTTAAAACTGTTAGCAAATTCATTAGGTGCGTCCGTAGACTGATCTTCTGTCCACGTTCCCAAAGTACCCAGTGATGTTCTAAAGCGGTCAACCGTTCTAAATCCTGTTGTGGTAATCCCAGTGCTTTGCGTCCCACGCTGTGCCACCTGCATCGCACCGTTGATGATGAGATTCCTGCGCCCCAACGATGGAGATGCAGTGGTCACCACCGTACCTGTCTCAGCAGGGACACTGAGGTTGCCTGTGCCATCAGCTTTCTTAATTGTGTTTACAAGGATTTCGCTCATGACACATCCCCCACACGTTCAAAAATAATATAAGTATAAAATCGAGTGCCTACCGCTGTCGCTCCTGTCGCTCCTGCGAACTGAAGACGAACTTTGTCGTTAGCCGTGTCTGTTACTTTATAAAAATCTACAATTGGGTGAGAGGTGTTTTGCCCACTTGTGGTACTGAAATCACTGCTGTATCTAATAGGAAACCAAGTTGACCCCCCGTCAGAACTGCCTTGTAATGCACCATATATATTAGTGTCATTACCATCTGAGTCCATACTCAACTGTGCAGTGATCTTATAGATTCCTGTGGACGGAAAAGTAAATGTTCCACTAGATTCGGACATTCCAGTTCCAATACTGCCAAAATAACTGTTTGTGTCGTGAGTCCAAGTCATGCCGTCATCTGAACCAATAACTTGAGAGTTATCGGTAAGAGTTTGAGAATCAGTCAGGTAATAGCTATCAACCATCAAGTGACTGCCGCCACTCGTCAACACCGTCCCCGCCTCATCTGGTAGAGTCAGTGTGCGATCAGTGTTGCTATTGGGTGCGGCAATGGTGAAAGTGCCAGTTCCCGATGCGTTGCCTTGGATTGCTACCTTAGACATTTGGTTTCTCCGGCCAGACGACATCATCTAGGCTAGTGTATGTTTCTGTAATATCACGCAGTGCTTGGCGGTAGGCTGTCTGCTCCGCTGTCATTGTCAGGTCAGACGATGCCCACCAGTCTGTGTTTGCGAGACGTTGGTTGCGTTCGGCTCTGAGTAAGCGCATAGGTTCTGCGGCTACCAGTTCGTCGTACTTGGCTTTGACTTCAGCCCAAGTGACACCAAAGTCAGCGGGGTCAGACGATTCAATAGCTGAACCATTGTCGTCTGCTCCGACTACTTTACTGAACATTGCGTTGAACTCAGCTTCAGAAGTCGGCTCACCACGCAACGCCCATTCTGTGATGCCTAGTGAGTGGAGTGCGTCTGCTATATTCATCCGGCGATCTCCATGAGTGTGATTGTTGCTGACGCTTCATTTGCATGAAGTATCATTCCCTGACTTTGAACCCTTATGTAAATGGTATATGTCAGTGCTGATGTAGATGCAGGAGTATCCATATACAACAATCCCATTTGCATAATCTCACGGCCCTGACTTATTGGGTTCATTGTGGACAAGCTATTGTTTGAGTTTTTCCCAGAACCGATATTCGTGCCGTTGCGGTAGACAGTGGTGTCAATTCTTATTCCTGCATTATCATCTAAAGGCATACTTGCTTGTATCAATATTTTGTTTGATGTTGAACTAGGTGTAATCGTTGCAGTTAAAGGAGTAGTAGTATAGGACGTACTTGATATGCTAGTGTTTGCCCCTTCATACACCCCGCTTTGCACTTGTAAAATAGTACCAGTAGGCAACGCCGCACCTGTAATTGCACCACTCGCCAAATCAGCCGCAGTAACAACCCCATCCTGTATAAGCGATACGCCAGTTGTTCCGTTTAGTTCTAGTGCCATCTTACACCACCACCCATCTTGATCCTGTTGGTACTGTGACTGTGTAGCCTGTATCAATCGTGATCGGCCCAGCACTTACCATGTTGTTACCTGAAGTTATTGTGTAGTTTTCTGCTACCGTGATCTGGTTTTCCCAACCTACAACGGCTGTGTTACCGCCTGCAGTACCCGGCTCAAACGATGTAGTGCTTGAGTTGTACACAATGGTTTGACCATCAGCAATGCCAGAAGTTGATACGTCTGTTAGATCATTTAGAGCCGCTACAGTGGACGCATCAGCAAACGACAGCGTACCTGCACCGTTAGTTGTCAGTACCTGACCGTTAGTACCATCGGCTGAAGGAAGTGAGTAATCATTAACAGTGAACCCATCTGTAGTAACTGTGCCTGTTATATCAACGCCTGTGGAGGTTGTGGCGAGTTTTGCTCCATTGTCGTAATAAAGCGTAACAGCCCCATCATCAACAAAAGTTGCCATTGTTTCCGCACCATCAGCACCACCAAGTAGATCAATCTGACTACCTACTATTTTTAGGTTACCAATACCCGAATCCGTAATATAACTGTTTGACCCATCATGATAAATTTTAAGAGCAAGTGATGGCCCAAACTGAGCTTTATCGTTAGTAGCAAAAGTAATATTATTATTGCTAGTAAGTAACGAACCTCCAAGGCGAGGGCTAGTATCGTCAATAACCTGTGTTAAGTATCCTGCTGTACTGTGGTCACCCCATCCATATGCTGTATCCCAATTAGATACGTTACCGCCTGTATAAGTGTCAGCATTAACAGTACCAGTAACATCTACACCAGTTGAAGTTGTTTCTAATTTAACACTGGTATTACCAAACAGTTTTGCATAACCAAGATGACCTTGAAAATACGCACTTGTTCCTCCCTTGATTTGAAACACATCAGAAGCAGAAGATGTCGCAAGAGTAGAAATATTAGTCGATGAAGAATGAGATAAAACTAAATCATTACCTGTTCCAATTTTAATACTATCATCATCCGCAACAAGAATGTCACTACCGTTAGTATCAAGATTACCACCTAGTTGTGGTGTAATGTCACCTAGTAAATCAGGGGAGACACCTTGAAATGAAGTGCCATTATAAATGTAGGTTTGATTATCAGTAGTATTGAAGTACCAATCGCCCGCAGTAAGAGCATCGCCGTTGTCGTCTGTTGTCGGCTCTGTAGCTTCTGCTCCTAAGTAGAACGACTCAATACTATCCCGTATAGCCTCTACTTCGGTTTGAGCCGCTTCTGCGGCAGTCTGAGCAGTCTCAGCGTCTGTTTTTGCTGTCTCTGCGTCAGTAGCTGAAGTTGCCGCATTACTTGCTGAAGTAGCGGCTGAAGATGCTGAAGAGGCGGCGGCTGTTGCAGATGCGGCGGCGTTAGTTGCTTGCTGAGTTACTTCAGTAACTGTAGCGTCAGTTGTTGAATCACCTGCACCGCCAATACCACGAAAGATAGCCATTACACTCTCCAGTTAGAAATAAGGAAGGGGCCACGAATGTGACCCCTAGGTTGCTTTAGGCGTTGAAGACCAATGCCAAAGCTGACTCAGGACGGAGTACCTTGACACCGTAGAGAGTGTCTGCAGTGAACAAGTCACCAAGGTATTCTTGCTTGTACTGAGTTTGTGAGCGAACACCTAGTTGCTCTGCAAATACCATAGCGTCTTTGTGACCTAAGATACCTGCTTTCAACTCGCCACCACCAGTAGCGGCGTTTTCAGCGGCTGTTTCAGTAACAGGGCAGTTAGTAGAAACATAGATTTGGATACCGTACAGTGATCCAATGTTTCCATTTGCTACAGGCTGACCTGATACGAAATCAGATGAGTTGTAACGGTCGATACCACGAATAGTCTGAACGACTGAAGGAGGTACAACAAGGAAACGATTGTCCATAGGAACATCGTTGTCGTCTAACTGCTTGACAGCGGCACGGAAGCCTGCGTCTGAGAAGACATCAGCAGGAACTACAGTGTCTACTGCATAGGCTGTGAGGCCTGTAGAAGCATCCATGTAGAATGAGTTGCTGTGAATCCAGTCAGAACCAGAACCATTGTCGTCACCAAGGTATTTGCCAAGGGCAAACAAGTCAGTGTCAACCTGCTTAGCAAGCGCATAACCTGCATCTGAAGTGTAGAACTGACGGAGTGAAGACAGAGCTTGCACGTCAGTGATGTCTTCGATCAAACGAGAATACTCGTAGTGTTGATCGATAGTGACTTGCACTTCTGATTCAGTTGCCGCAATCAGTGTGACCTGAGTTGAAGCCGCTTTAGCAGATGCATCGCCACGAG